TTGCCAAACGCCATAGCTCTTGAGTTTGTAGCTCTTGCTAATCCTGCACCAATAGCCACACTATTAGCACCACTAGCCCCATAACTTGAAGTGTTGTTAGCTATAGCTGCTGCGAAGCTGTCTGTGCCAGAGGCGTAGGAATTACCTAGCGCAACTGCTGCTGTGCCGTAGCCTTTTGCAGATGCTCCTATACCTACAGATTCAGCAGAGTTAGCAGAAGCATTATAACCTATAGCAATACTGTTAGCACCACTAGCATGAGATGAAGACATCATTGCTAAAGCGTTATTGCCACTAGCTCTTGCACTTGATCCACCAATAGCTGCAGATTCACTAGCTTCCGCTCTAGCATAATACCCACCAGCCGCAATGGACCTATATCCTGTAGCCTCTGCCCTTTGCCCAAACGCAATACTTTGATCTCCACTAGCAACAGGTTGAAAATAACTACTATTATCTGTGGTTAAAACATTAGAGGCTAATCCAGAGTTACCCGTATAGACTAAAAAGAAATTACTGCCATCGCAGACTAATTGCACCCCCATATCACGGTACAATGCATATGTTGTTCCACCCTCAATGGTTTCAGAACCATTTCCGTCTATGGTAACTATGTCCCCACTGGCAGCAGAGCTATTTCGTATATAACAAAACCATCCTGCACCTAAAGTTGCGGCAGCAGTAAGGGTTAGTGTAACATCATTAGCAGTTACATTTATAATTTTTCCAAGATCACCAGCAACAATTGTATAGTTTGCAGTTTTTGTATCAATAGTATAAGCAGCAGCACCACCACCAATAGCACTACCACCTAGTAAGAGATCAGTACCATCACTACTAAGGACAACACCCCCACCAGACCCTGTATGATTAATTTCAATTTGACCCATTATGCGTATGTAACCTCCGAGGTCTGTACGTTAGCCACCCAACGAATGTTATGACTAGCCTCACCTGTAACTTGTATCTTTAAAGCATTGTTCGTGTTATCTGCACTGAGTGCTACTACCCAATTAGAAGCATTTGTAGCCGCCATATCAGACACGTTTCCAAGGGCTAATGTTGTAGTGCCGCCATCGTTGACCAACATGCCTTTGATTTCCCAACCAGCATGGGCTTGCGCCCCGTTCTGCATTGCGACTACGGTGCCGTGAAAGGTGATACAGGTGTCTGATGCGGCTACGATTTGGTTGGTAGCACTGGCGGCGCTATTGCTTGTAGTCATAGCTTCCGCTGTGGCATCTGTAGTATCAGACCGTAAGATGAATTGACCACCTTGAGCGTCACCATTAGCTGCAAATTTACTTGAAGCAAACGACATTTTTCCTTGAATGTTTGCCAAAGATGCTTCGCCCAAAGCAACGGTTGCTCGTGCTGACGCTGTTGTATCACGTCCAGCAGAAAACGAATAGTTGCCTGACGCTATTGACCCAAACCCGATTGAATAAGCATAGTTTGTTGTAGATTGTGCCGCCCTTCCTATAGCAACACCATCTCCCGTACACTTTGCGTTCGGCCCAATCGCTACAGAATTTCCCCCACTAGCCCCGTAGGAACTTGAGTTAGTTGATATAACCGCTGCGAAGCTGTCTGTACCTGCGGCATGGGAAGTACCTAAAGCTACCGCTGATGTACCAGTATTAGTGATTGTAGCGGAATCCCCTGCGGCAAAAGAACTAATGCCATCTGTTGTGGCACTCTTCCCAATGGCTATACCCCTTGACCCGTTAGATGTTGTAGATGCGCCCCACCCAATCGCTACGCCAAAATAGGCAGCACTGTTTGCCCCATCACCAATAGCTATAGAATCTTGATTACTAGCCACTGCACTATCACCTATGGCGATAGCGTTGGCCCCTGTTGCGCTTGGCTGTGCTGCTGGAGAACTTTCGTTGGCTGCGTAAAGAGGGTTTAAATCCGCGACAGTCGCTGCAATAAATACCTCGGCACTACCACTAAGAGAAATAGCACTATCAGAGTTAGAGCTTTCCGTAACAGACCGTGTAAGCGTGGTGCCGCTAGATGTATAAGTGCCGCTGCCTATTTCAAAATTAGCGCCATCGTCTATGGCATAACGCACCGTCTGACCGTTAGTAATGCCAGCATCCGCAAAGGTTTGGAAGCCAGAAACCGCGCTGCCCAATGTAATCGTTCCAGTACCCGTGGTACTGGTGGACATTTTTGCACGGTTTCCTAGCGATATGGTCATGTTAGGCTATCCTAATAATCGCGTTGCTAGCGTCAGGCGTAGGGAAAACAATCGTAAAGTCACCAGAACTCGCAGATTTATCGCCGCCAAAATCCAAGACACACACAGCCGCATCCGCAGGGTTAGTCTGCGCTTCATTGTAAATTAACGCACCCCTTACAGCAGATATTGTCACGTTAGAAAATACCTCGTCCTGAAAGTCTGTTATAGCTGTAGTACCTGACGGTATGCTTGGCGTTACACTGGTTAAAAACTGACCTTTAGCTGAGTAGCCAGTGCCATTAATTTCGTTATTAGAGGCATACGATGTAACACTTCCATCCATAGTGCTACCAGAGCCGCCCATGTCTGAAGGAACCGCGCTGTTTGTGTATAGCGCAATTTTAAAAACATCACTCGCAGTCGTAAAGTTGTGCTTTGCCTCCATAAGTTCTTTTTTGAACGAAGTGCAAAGAGCGTTTCCAGAAAAAGCCATATTAAAGTTTCCTTATGTGTTCAGCTAGTTCAGGATAACCAGCCTGTTTTATTGCATTATATACAGTAGTTCTATCGCTTTGAATAGCCTGTTTCATATAGGCTGTGATTACCTGTCTCATGCGATTTTTATGATCTATAGCCTGATCTCTTATTGCTGGTGGAGCGTCATTTGATATAATCATCAACTTATTAACGCATAATTCAGAAACTTCATCAGGCGTGAATCCACGGTTATTTGTTGTTTTAACCTCAACACTTCCCATTGATATATCAAAAGGCAAATAACTCATCTAGGCTCTCCATCCCTGTAACTGTCTCTCTTACTAAATGCGTCTATTAGAGATAACTGCTTTAATGCAGATTCATATCGTTCTTTATAGTCATTCATTATGTCAGCCTCACCCTTCATAAACGTGTAAGCCTCAACCAACGATCCATATAAAAGAACTGTGTCAGCATTATTACCCAACCAAGATGTTTGTGATGTCACTATGGACGGCGGCTCAAAGTAATAATGAAGCTCAACAGTGTAATTTGCATTTGGTGTAGGTCCTAAAATGAAGTGGCCTTCAGTGGATGTTGCTATGTTATCACCATCAAATTGAGCGTAATAAAGAGGCTTTCCTTGAGTTGCTGATACAGGGAAGCCTTCTCTTATAAAATTCACATCCTTGTCTAAAAGGTAGCTATACTCCGCTGTAGTGGGATCAATTATAGCCATAGAAGCTACGGCTAAAAAATCAGAAGGACGCTGTAAATACTGATTTCCTTGAGTTGCGCTTCCAGTACTATTAGCCCTAACCTCAGGTATAGTTACAGTCCTGAATATGCGTTGTTCAGCTTGTTGAATGAACGTAGGAATTAAAGAAACAAATGTTGCTTCTTCATTCTCTGTATAATTCTTTATCGCTTCTGTAAGCTCTGTATAGTTCATCACTCAGCCTCATTGTATAAGTTGTCGAATATCTGTGTGACATCTAATGTGTAATCTAAATCAGATTTAGAATAATGTATATGCTGTGAAGGCTTAAAGTCTGGTGCGCCTTCCCCTGTTTCAAACCAAGCTGGATGAGTAACCCTTACCCTATTGTTTGGTAGGGCAATAACATTACCCGTCCAAGGGCCAGCATCTAGCAGTTGCAATACATGAGCCTGTTTGTGCTGCGCTGGGTCATCAGCAACATCAGTGCCTGTGTAGTCTACGGTAAACATATACTTTGCGGGAAAGAAGTCACCAGCAACCTTAGCCATCCAAGGACAAGGCATAGCCCTATCTAGGGTGTATACGGAGTGTGTGTGAGAAGGACAGTCCCAAGGCTGGGCGTCATGTACGGGCATACACTCAGGCCACTCAGAGAGCGGCTCATCGGCTACTAGGGCCGTTATAGGCATTCTAGCCCACATAGCCCCGCCGTGTACGTTATCATCGTCTGTATCGTCTGTCTCACTGCCTGTGAAGATGACCTGAAAGCTCAAGCATCTATTCGGCATTGTAGTGACAGCTATAGCCATAGCGTGAAGGAATTCGCCGTGGTAACGCTCATGATTGACCGTATACTCACGACGAACCCAACATTTAAAGTGTGGTATGTTTCCTTGCAAGAAAGCCATTTTGGTTCAATTGAACCTTTCTACCCGTTGCGTGTAAACTTTTGAGGACGAGCTGCACCGCTACCTCTAGCGACACCACCTCTAGACATGGCCTTTACCTTGCCGCCCTTGGCGTAGCCCTTCTTCATCATCTTGCCGCCGCCCATCTTTTTAGTGACAGCACCACCAGACTTCTTCTTAGCTACTTTACCGCCAGCTTTCAGTCCAAACATTTTACTCATGCGCTTTTTAGCAGCTTTATTTTTTTCAGATGGGGTTGATCCAGCTTTTCCTTCTCTAGCTTCAACCATAGAGTTTTGACGAGCTATAAGTTGCTTCTTGCGCCTTGCGGCTTGTTGGGCCTTCGTAAGCGCGCCGCCTTCTTTTTTCTTGGTGACAGTGCCACCCTTTGAATAACCTTTTTTCTTCATAGCCATGTCCAAATCTCCTATGGTGTGTTAGCCGTACCGCCAGCTTTCAGTCCAAACATTTTACTCATGCGCTTTTTAGCAGCTTTATTTTTTTCAGATGGGGTTGATCCA